TGAAGTAAAGGAGAGGCAATAGGGAAACCAAGGCAACAGCGCCCCAGAAGGAAGTCGCTGCCACCCTCCTTTACTTGGCTGCGCCCCCTGATAATTCCATCTGTCAATCGTATACCCAACCGCCGTCCCGCTCACACCCCCATTGCGTTGATCGATCCGCATGTCGCCGTTGATGAGCCTGTTGTCGTTCATCGCCACCGGCAAGGGGGGCGTCGCCAGGCCGCTCGCCTTCCATTTTGTCCCGTCCCACACCCATCGCAGGCCGGTCGCCGGATCGACGAACGCCTGGCCGACGGTGGGGCTGGCGGGAAAGTCGATCATAGCTCCGCGTCCGCGGTGTACGTATACCAAGCGCCAGCCATATTAGCTGTGGTAGCCGCCGTAAGTACGACTAAAAAATCATCTGTCGTTGAGCTCCCTAATCCAATATCTGTCGCATTGTCATAATGATTAGCGTTTATAGTAATTGTGGGAGCTACCCGCATCGACTGCTTAAGCACTCTAATATCGTATATAACTAAGGGAGCATCGGCCCATCCAGAAGTGTATTCATTAGGCCCACTGTAATAATACCGCTGACAATCCGCCAAGGACTTGGCAAGCGACTGCCGATTGAACGGCGTTGCTACGGAGCCGATCTCCAGTTTGACGCCGGTCAAAAGGAAATAGGCACCGTTGGTCGCGACAGTGTTAACCGCGCCGGTCGCGCCACTGTAATTGGCAGACGCCCACGCACCCGCAGGACCGCGATAGGTCGCGCCCGTGCCCAAATCGAAATGAACCACGCCCCAAGCGGCGTTGCCACTCAAGATCCACGTTCCGGCCGTGTCGCCGGGAATGATGATAACGATCTTCGTCCAGGTGTTCGCTGCCGGGAGCGAGAAGGTGAAAGGATACGATCGCGTAGGTGGCGAGGGGTAATTGGCCAGAGAACCGCTAAATGTTCCCGTTAAGCTAGAATAGGCCCAAAACGACAAAGTAAGCGGCTGCGCGTTCGGCTGACCGAAAGCACAATCGCCGATCATGTCAGCTTCGATGATTTGATAAAAAACGAACGTGTCGCCCGCCAACGGCGTGTAGGCCGACGACGATTGGAACCCGAGATAGTAGAGGAACCCTGTCGGATTAATCGTGACTGCATTGCCATAGTTACGCCCCCACGCTCCCTTGCCCGCAACCGTGTTCGCGAAGCCCCATCGATCAACTGTGTAGCCGCCTACTGTCCCACTCGCCCCGTTGTTTCTTTGGTCGATCCGCATATCGCCATTGATGAGCCTGTTGTCGCCCATCGGGATGAGCACGGTCGAAATCGTGCCGTCCGCCGCCGCCTTGATCGACGTTCCGTCGACCTTGACCCCGCCCAGAACCGTGGTCGAAGCAGGCGATACGGCGGCCATTTGATTGGTCGTCGGAACCCATTGTGAACTGTTGCCGTCGTTGAACCAGAGATACATCTGGGCCCCGACCGCATCCCACCACAAAGCGCCGATAGTCGGATTGACCGGCGGGGTCGCGCCAACCGAGATGGAAGCGCCGCCGCCCGCGCCGCTTGAACCCGCATTGACCGCAATCACCCATTGACTGGAATTGGCGTCCGTAAAATAGACGTACAATTGCCCGCCGACGCTATCCCACCATAGATCGCCTGCGGAGGCCGCTGAGGGGGGTGTAGCGGCAATGATGACCGGAGGCCCGCCCGAGACCGAGATGGGCGTCCACGCCCCGCTCTGACGACCGTATTGCGTTCCATCCGTCGGAGCGTCGGGGATGCCGCTCGGCGGCACTGGGGCCCAAGATAGAATTCCCGCGCCGTTGGTCTGTAAAAACTGCCCTGCCGCGCCGCCGTAGATCGCCAGATTGTTCGGGCTGGCGAGCGCCAAGAGCCCGTTGACCGCCAGGCCGCCCGCAATGGTGACGCCCGATCCATTGAAGGTCGTCGCGCCGTCGGCGCGCGCGATGCTCAGCCAAGTGCCGAGCGACACCCCGGTCGTCGAGTAAGCCTGGAGGCTGAAATTCGCCCCAACGTTGTTCAATCCCTCAGTGGTCTGATCGCCCAGGTTCATCACCCAGCGGGTGATCCCGGCCGCCTGGGCCAGGATGGCGCGCGGATTGTTGAGCGGCGCGTTGAGCACCAGACTGTTCGGCCCCTGCACAGTCAGAACCTGATTGACTGTTAGGCTTCCGGTGACGGTGCCGCCCGAAATCGGCAAATAAGGCCCGCCGGTGACCGGCGTGATCCACGACAGATTGCCGTTGCCGTCCGCCGTCGGCACCTGACCCGCGGGACCATCGCCAATCTGCAGCTGCGCGAGCGTGGGCAGATAAGCCAGCGCCGAGCCATAAAAGGTCAGCGCGCCTGACGTCACCGCGCCGCCGGCGCCCAGCGTGACCGCTCCGGTGTAACCACCGCCGCTCGCCGGAACGACCGGGTTCCAGGCCCCTAACGTGCGCCCATAAGTCTGGTTGTCGGGAACCTCCTCGACCCCCGCCCCATGCGCCTCCAGATATTCGAGGGTGACCGCCTCCATCGGCTCGACCGGATCGCGGGCCAGGTAAACCGGGCCGGCGAAGGTGGCCGAGAGATCGACGCCGGAGATCGACAGCGCCGGACCGAGCACGGCGCCGGCGCCGTTGAGATGGTTGATGGCGAAGTTCGGCGGCGCGCCGCCGTCGTTGAGGCTGACCTGCCAGTAGAGCGAGCTGACCGTCGCCGGCACGCCGGTGATGACCACGCCGTCAACGATGGCGGGCCCGCTGACCGCGGAACAGCCTTCAGTGTCGTTCCAGTCGTTCGACGGTGGCAGCGGGTTGACCGTCCACGTCGGCGGCTTAACGGGCGGGCCGGGGATCCATTGGTCGTTCATCCGAACGATCTCACCCGGGTGCGCTTCAGCCGTGAACCCGACGCCTTGGCGCGCAGCCAGGCGGCGTTGAGGTCGTCAATCCGCTTGTCGACCTGTTGCCCGAACGTGAGCGCCCCCTGCTCCTCGCCGACCGCATGAAAACCAGCGTGCATCAACGCGGCAAAGAGGTACAATGAGGGATAGTTGGTGTAGACCCAACTCGACCCGACCGTCGCCATCACCGGCACTTGCTGGAAATAATTCATCTGAAACAGCGTGCCCTCGACCTCGTCGGGCGCGCCACCAAAATAGATCGTCAGCCCCTCGATCGTATAATTAAGCCAGGTCGAATTGTAGTTCTGGACATAGGTGCCGGAATAGGGCGTGGCGGGCAGGCGAAAGAACTCGTCGCGCGCCTTGTAGGTCAACGGCACCCAGCCGGTCGGGGTCGAGGCGCTGGCCATCAAGAGGAGATCCGTCTCCAGCCAGTCGCCCGGCAGCGGCGCGCAGCCGCAAGTGACGGTGTTCTGGCTGGTGGCGATCATCTGGCCGATGCGCAGCCTAGAGTTCAGCTTCTCTTCCGCCATCGAGACGAACGAGGCCACCAGCGCCTGCGACCAGTCCTGGCGATTGGCCCATTCGGCGATCTGAGCGCAGAAGGTGGTGTAATCGCTCATATCCGGTCCATGAGCCACAGAACGAGGACAATGATCAGCACCACCCCGACGACGCCGATGCCAGGATTGCCGAGGCCATAGCCTGGCCGCCAGGGCGCGCCCTGATAGAAATGCGGCCCGATCCCGCCCAGCAGCACGATCACCAGGATGATGATGAGGATCAGACCCAGCGGGCTCATTCAGGCGGCCTCCCTCGACTGAGCCAATAGGCGACCACCGCGCCGAAGGCGGCGACCAGGCCGCCAATCGCGCCCGAAGTGATCTCGTCGGTCGGGATGGTGAACAAGGCGCAGAAGGTGACCAGCCCGAGAAAGGCCAGGATCACCAAGAGCGAAATGGTCAGCGTACCCCCGGTTTTGTCGAACTTGCTGGCGGCGATCACCAGAAACACCGTCAGAACAGCGGCGATCACCAGCCCTATAGACGCCGGATAGTCGAAAATCCGCGGCGTCGGCGGCGGAACGACCAGATCGGACGCAGCCATTCATCAGCTCGGCTCCGGCATCGCGGACCCGGCGGGCAGGCCAGGAAGCTCGGCCTCCACCATCGGGGCGGCGACCGGAATTTGTTTGAGGGCTTTCTTAAACAGCCAATAGTAATTGGCGATGGTCTGCGCTTTGTCGGTGCCGTTGACGATCCGGCGCGCGTTGATCGGATCCTCGATGTTTTTCGACTTGGAAAGGTATTTCGGCAAGCCAACGCCGGTGAACCAGCCGTAGACCATGCCGTCGTAACTGACCAAGGCCGAGGTCGGCGAGTGCAGCATCTTGTGCGCCTCGGGGTGAATAGTGGCGGTCACGCCATAGCGATCCTTGAGAAATTTCTGTCCGTTCTTGTAGTTCTCCTCCCAAGTCAGCTGGACGTGGCCGCGCCCGTAATAGCACTGGCCATGCGGCCCGGCAGGCTTGCCGTAGCTCTTGCCCGCGCCCTTGCCGTACTCTTCGACCGGCTGCATGCGCTGATCGGTTTCGTGAAAAAAGGTGGCCAAGGCGTAAGCCAGCCACATCGTGCCGTCGTTCGGATTGTTCTGCTCGAAATGCGTCTCCCACGTTTCGAGCAGGTAATTCATGCCGTCGACCTGATCTTGGGTCAGGTTGCCCTTGAACAGATCCTTGCGGACGTTGTCGTAGAAGAACTTGCGGTCGTAAGGCATCAGACCGACCCCTTCCAGATCCGCCAGGGATCGGCCTCGTAGGAGTTCCACCACTTGTCGAAGGCGTCGAGGTCGAAATAGAGCCCGCGCCGGATCAAATCCTCGACCACGATCAAGGGCAGGCGCCCAAGCAGCTTGATGTCGCCATCGTTGCGCATGATCTCGCGATCGCGGGCGATCGAGTCGAGGACGGGCTCGACGTCCATTGCGGTGTGGATGACGAACCCGTCTGGACGCTCGCTGTCGACCAGCGTCCTGCGGGCGACGCCGTCGCGAGCGATGTAACGACGGCGCGCCTCGCCCATGTTACGGCGTCGCTTGGGCGATGCCGTTAAACAGGATATGAGCTAGAGCGTTTCGGGTTTCCACGCCCCACTCGACCACGATCATGCGCGTCTCGGCGTCGCCGGTTCGGGCCATCAGGTACTGACGGAAGGCGCGGAAGAAACCGACCGCGATATAATCGGGATCGATCAGCAATCCAACGTCGGGCGCGAGCCAACGGGAAGGAACGCACTTCACTCGGCCGAAGTCGGTCGCAATCACATCGACCGTGCTCACCACCTCAGTCTTGCCGACCAAGACCTGAGTTGTTGATCTGCCGACAAAAGTGCTGACTGTTCTCTTGGGCCCTGGAGGCACAACCCAAAGTGAAGGGCTCGCCCCATTGATGTAGGCTTGCTGCATGGCGTTGCCGAGCATGTCCTCAGCCAGCTGCACCGGCGTCGCCGGGGCCGGGAAAGCCATGTACTGGGTGGTCGGCAAGCCAGTCAGGCTGGTGTCGGGGGCGACCGCGCCGCCAACCGCGCCTTGCTTGTTGACCGCAGCCCCGAGCGCGTGGGCGAAGCCCTCGGTGACCCGCGCGGTGGTGCCGTCGACGCCGTCGTTGCGCGCCTGACGCGAGCACAGCGCCGTCTCCATGTCGGATTTCAAGACTTTCGACGCCATGGCCATCTGGTGCGCCATTTCCGACGACTTGCCCGCGGCGTCCGACTCCTCTTGCGAACCTGACACGGTGGCGTCGCGCTCGCTGATCTGAGTCGCGTTCTGCAGCCGGATGGTCGGCTGAGCGGGACTATTAGCAAGAACAAAACCTTCGACTTGCGCATTCGGAGCGCCGGGTTGACCCGCAGCGGGCGCGCCTGGCACAGTCGGCTGAGCCACCAGAGGTAGAAACTCAGTCTGCCAGTCGAAGAACCTGTTCTTGACGTTACGACGTCTTGCCGCCGACATCACCGGGGTGTCGAACGGGTCGATGTTATAGATGGCGTTACTCAAGTCTTCTCTGTTGCCTACCGCCATATAGGTGGTGAAGGCATTGGTAACCTTGGCCAAGGGA